ACTGTCGAGATGGATGGTAGTGGTTGGCCAGCCGGTGGCGTTGAATATCTGGGTGAGACGAGCAGCAAGGGGGGACTTGCCAGAGCCCGAACGCCCGGTTATGGAGATGGTGTAGACCCGTGGGAACGGCATGATTAATTGCTACGAAATCTGTATTGCCACAAGATGGTGGTCAGAGAACTGAGATCTTGTCTTGGTTATCAATTTAAATGCCAAATGCGGAATGGTTCTCTTCGGAAGTGCCGGGGATAGCTCTGCCAGATATCACGCAAGCGTTCGGCTGCTTGGTTGTGTTGATGACGTTGATCTGAGCAGTGGACTTAGGTGTGAATCTCGCTTGGTTGAAGGAATCGGGGTTCAGCTGGGTGATGCTCGGACGATACATGACGGTTGCGGAAGATTTATTAAGAGCCCAGAGCATTGGATCGATGTCTTTGGCAACAAGGCCTTCAGGCGTAAATCCCATTTCAGCGAGCTTGGGGATGGCAAAACGTATGAGAGGTTGCGAATTCACAACCAGAAAACCAGCGACAGCCGAGAAATCGAAATAGATCTTAGCCGAAAGGACCTCGTCATCCTTGCCGGCACCGGTCACTTCAGCGGTTCCAGTGATGATGTCGTCGAAGAGAAAGTTGACTTTACCATGATTGCCGACTTGGAGTGGGGTGTAACCAACGAAACCGATGATCGGGCAACCGATGGTGTAGTCCCATTCGAATTTCTGGAGTTGCCAGGATGTTTTGAATCGGATGTAAGCAGCAGTGGCGCCGGTTTGCTGAGTACGGCGCTTCCCAACGGCCCAGCCGTGGAGCCAACCTTCATAGACAGTTCCATCTCCAGCAGCAGGAGGTTCTGCAGTAATGCCGACTACTGTACCGAAAGATGACATACGGATATTAGCAGTGTCGGTGCGGACGAAGCGCCAGCCTGTTAGCACTGGGTTCACGTCAACAGGGATCTTAAGAGATTTGCTATCACGCGGGCGAATCATGACCCAACCATCGGTGGAACCAATCTTTGCTTTAGCTTCACTGAGCAAAGTGGGTACACCGGCGTTCAAAGGGTCGCTGAAGTAACAAACTTGAACGGCACCAGATGATGTGCCTAACGGCGCCGTGCACTGCAGGTCGAGTGTTAACGCTTCGTACGTGTAATACTCGAAGGAGTCGAGGAAAGCTTTCTGGAGCGTGGCATCGATTGGGACGACGAATGCAGTGAATTCATTGTCAGGGTCGGGGTTCGGATTGATTGTGACGTTGAGTCGAAAAGGGAATTTGACGATTTCTTCTCCGTAGAGTGATGTCGTGGAGTTGCTGAAGGTCGAGAGAGACCCATTTGGAGCGGGGACTTGGCCCAGATTCTCGGAAGACATGCTTAGCGGGGAACGCGGAGCGGAAGGTTGGAAGAATTACTAAAGCACGAATATTGCAACGAGTGCAAGGTACTTTAGGGGCAGGGTGTAGGAGTAACGTAGTAAGAAGGTGATGGGCAGGTATCTAAATGGTTAGGAAATATTTGTGGATCAAAGGTGCAGCTGTTCAAGAAACGAGGTGCATTCGATCGCCGTTTCACCACAGGCTCTAGCTTTACTGAAGAGGATGTCAGACCTTCAGCAGCGAGCCCTTCGATGGCGAACTCCATAAATTCGCCACCAACGCACTCGATTGGGCCTTCGCCAAGAGCTGACACGCAAGCGTCAAGTAGCACATCAGCGGTTTCGAGCGCGGTCGCTTCAAGCAGTGTCATCTCCAGGTTGCCGACTTCAAGTGTCCACTCAGCTTCTGCAACGGCGAGATAGACCTTCTCATCGAAGGCTCCACCCTGAAGAGCTTTGAGAATGCCATTTAGAGTGATCTGTTGGGCCCCCTGTATGATAGCGCCAACGGTGTCAATGATGTCGTGGATGATGTCAATGCTATCGGAAATCGCAGATAGAAATTCGTCGGCGTCTTCGAGGTGGTCCTTAACGGAATGGCCCCACCCGTCTTCACTGTTGAAGATTTCGTCAGTGAGATTGGAACCAGCGTTAATCGCTTGGACAATGTTGGCCTGTCCGAGGCGCATATCGTAGAGGATGAGTTTGGCAGTTTCTTCTAATTCGCCGAGTTCCATTGTGATATTAAAGTCATCGCCTGATATGTTGACGGAGATGGCGTCGAGATCTTTAACTTCACTCAGGATCGCCTCGACGGAAACATACAGCTGGTCTAATCTGAAGATACTGCCCCCAAGTTGGGCTTCTAAGATGTGCAGACCTTCTGAAATAGTTCGGTTCATATCCGAGACGGCAGTGGTGATGGAGGTGAGCTGCTGCAACACGTAAGCAGTTTGCACGATGGATGATATCGCAAAACCAAAGACAAGTATGACCTGGGTGAGCCGCATAGACTGTATGAGCTCACCTTGCTGGGTGTCATGCAAGGCTACGGCTTGGATACCGTGGAAGTTGGCCAGGTGGGACATGGTTGCGGTGGGAGAATTAAAGTTGGAAGTTATTGGATAGATCAGTGCCTAAGGCCGGGGTTTAGTTGAGGACTTTCTTGTAGAGGAAACCGGTGGTGTGGTTAGTGCTGCGGGTGAAGAAACTGCGGCTGAAGCCGCCTTGGGCGTACCAGACCAGGAATGACCACAGAATTTCACATTCTGAGACAGACAAGTTGTAGTGGAACGCGTTCAACCTGACCATGTGCTGGGCTTCATCATTATTCCTGATGAGATGCAGCCAGTCGGCTACCGCGGTGGCATATTCGTCAGCTTGCTGCTTGGTGGTATATATTCTGCAAGCGGCCTTGTTAGCCAGACGTGGTAGATCGATGGTCAGAACATCACCGATGAGGTACCCGACGAAGGTACCTGTAACTCCTTCTTCGATTTTAAGCTCTTTGAAGTTCCTCATCTTCGTGATTTGCTGAGACCTTATGAATCCGTCATCACCTTTAAACCCAGCCACAAAAGGAGCCGTTACGCGGTAAGCGCTCCCAACTCTAGCCATGTTATCAATCGTGTTGTTTAGGTACGTCATGGCGGTACCGCTCTGGAAGGCGTCGAGAGTCCAGAGGGTGTAATCCAAACCCC